GATATAGTGCTTGTGGAATGATTTTAACGCCCTTGGACTTACAGCAAATGAATTTACTTAAGTATTACAGGCTCATAAGAAAATGGGCTTGTAAAACTTATGATTTAAAAGATGCTGATTTAGAATTGCTTATTTACTTAGATTGCAAAAAGCGATTTACACGTAATAATTTTATTGAAGGAGCGTACACCTATAGCTGGGATAAAAACCGATGGGAACGTCTCCGCAAAGAAGGTTGGATAGATGTATGGCGAGAGCGCAACAGAACCACAATGAAGTACGCAATATATAAGACGTCGTTTAAATGCCAAACTTTAATTAAAAGAATATACAGAATAATGTTGGCTGAAGAAGATTTGCCAACGTCTGAAAGAAGTAAATTTTATAAAAATAAAACATATACAGACAAAGTTTTTAATAAAGCTATAGACGATATGATTAAAGATAAAGAAAGATAATATGGGACCAAAAGGAATCGGACCTCAAAAATTAGGGGCACCAAACTCACCAAATAAAATTTTAGGAGCTATAGCAGGGGCTATTGCAAAGCCATTAATTGGTAAAGCAATTGGAGGTCTTGCCGCTGGTCTTATAAACAGAAAAAAGCAGTAATGGCATTTAAGCTAAAGTCTAGAGGAGAAATATTTGGCATAAACGAAGAGTTATCTGAGTTTGGCAGACCAGTTTTTGAAAAATCTTTAGACGATGGCGTTATAGCTGAAGCTAATAGAGACGGCACTACTTTTATAAACAAAAATGTTTCTGCTCAACAAAAGAAAGAAGCGGTCGATCACGAAAACGTACACCACGATCAAATGCTTCAAAATAGATTGCAATATAGCAATGAGGAAGTGATTTGGAAAAAAGACACTAGATCTCCTGCTAGAAAATACGAAAGAGTTGGAGGAGCGCTTTTTAGCGCGGGCCAAAAGCTACAAGAAGGACACGCTTCATTTGAGTGGGAAGATGAAGCTTATAAAAACGATTAAAATGAAAGCAACACCTATAACACAAAAATGTAAAAGTTCACCAATGAAGATGAACATGGCTTTGGTAGAAGGAAACGCCCAAACTTTAGATAGATTTGAAGATTCTATAGGAGGTATGGTCAGCACAGCTCTTGACAAGGACGAAAAGACTCAGCAAGTAGCTCCAGAAAAAGCAGCTACACCTGAACCGCCGAAGGTAGACTATACTAAAAAATTTAAAGAAATGGGGGAAGATCTATCTAAAAAAGATTTTAACATAGAAGTACCCGATATGTCAACAGCAATAAAAAACCTATCTGGATTTTAAAAAACTAACAAAAATGAATAAACCAATCACATCAAGAGTGCAGCACGCTACAGACAAAGGCATGGTTCGCCAACCGCTTTTAAACATGGGCTCACCTGTTAAGCAGAAAGTTGAACTAGAAAACGCCGCTGCAGAAGTAAACAAGTCTGTTAGAGCAATGGAAAATGGCAAAGTCGGAGTGAGAAGCACTTCAACTAGAGTAGAGCCGGCTAAACTTGTAAAGGGTAAAGAAATAACTAGAAATAAGACTTGGAACGACTTAAGAGCTGAAGGCTGGTCTGAAGATAAAATAAAAGAGGCAAAAAATTGGAGATCTAAAAACAAAGATGCCCCTAGTGATCAGGTAGGGACAGGAACGTTTGCGCCTGATACTTATACCCCTGGAAAAACATCAACAGTATCTAATTTTGGGGAATACAAAACGGCTGTTAAAGGGGATGCTAAGAAGCCTTGGCACAGACGCCAGGATATGCGAAGCACTAAGTTGTCTACAAGAAATGTCATAAAAACCCAAGATAAAATTGATAAGCTCAATAGAAAAAAGAACAAACTGGTAGCAAAGTATGACACTGATAAGAATGGTAAATTAGATGAAAAGGAAACATCTAAAGTTAAATCAAAAGGTTTCTTAGGTATTGGTAACGATGCTAGATCACTATCCAGAACAGAAAACAGAATAACAGCTTATGGAGGACAACTAAAAGGAGCACAAGGAAGCCAAAACGCGTCTGTAAAACAGCAAGAGCAATCTGTTCGATATGGTAATAAAATAGACTTAGGAGAAAGAGATGCTCGTTTAAGCGATGCGGGTGGGTTTGATAAGCAGAAAGTGGCGTTATCAAGCGCAGCTAATATGAAAAGCAGTCCTTATAAAATGATGCCTAAAAGCCCAGCTATGAAAGCTTTAATTGGTAATCAAAAAAATTTACCGGATGCTTTAAAACAAAAAATATTAAAATCTAAAAAATAATATTATGGCTTATATTCAAAACTCCCCGTTTAAAAAAAGCGGGGCTTGGGCCAGAAAAGAAGGTCAATCAGAAACAGGTGGACTAAACCAAAAAGGCGTTGATGCTTACAGGAGAGAAAATCCAGGTTCTAAATTAAAGACAGCCGTTACAACTGATCCTTCTAAATTAAAGAAGGGTAGTAAAGCTGCTAATCGTAGAAAATCATTTTGCGCTAGAATGAGCGGAGTGAAGGGTCCAATGAAGAAACCAAACGGAGAGCCAACAAGAAAGGCTTTAGCGTTAAGAAAATGGAACTGCTAATGGAGCCAAAAGGATTAGGGGATACTATAGAGAAATTTACAAAAGCAACCGGAATAAAAAAGCTGGCTGATAAAATCCCCGGCGGGTGCGGTTGCAATAAAAGAAAAGAGAAGTTAAATAAAATGTTTCCATACAAATGAAAAAAATTTGGGAATGGCTTACCGGTAATGTTATAAAAGAAGTCGGCGACGTCATTGATAAATTAACCACAACTGAAGAAGAAAAATTAGAAGCTCAGCGGTTAATAACTGAGATTCTTGAAAAAGCAGATAAAGAAGCACAAGAGCAAGTAACAGCAAGATGGCAAGCGGATATGAATTCAGATTCGTTTTTATCTAAAAACATAAGGCCCATGGTTCTTATATATTTAACTGTTATATTTACAGCACTATGTTTTTTTGATGGCAATATAGGAGAGTTTAAAATAGCTGAAGACTATATACCAATTTTTCAATCTTTATTAATAACAGTCTACGGGGCGTATTTTGTTGGGCGTACCTGGGAAAAAGCAAAAAAATCCAGCAATAACAAAAATTAAATTAAATAAAATGAGTAAAGTAAAAGATTTAGTATCAAAAGTAGAGAACGAAGAATTATTGGATTTGCAAGAACTTGTAAAAGCAATTAACCAATATCAATTGCAAATAGGTGGCTTGGAGGCGCAAAAGCATGATTTATTGCATCAATTAGTGGGCATTAAGAAAAGCTTAAATGAACTTCAACAAAAGCTTGAAGATAAATACGGTAACGTTTCTATAGATATTCAAAACGGAGAAATCAAAGAAAATGAATCTCCTAAGGAAGATTAGTATAGGAAAAGACTATAAAAATGACGCCATGCACTATTCTGTTGGACAGGAAGTGTATGGTGGTCATACCATAGTTAACATTATAGAGGAAGAACAAAAGTACTCTATCTATATACAAAAGGGAAATGACGTTATACCCTGGAAAGATTTTAATAAAAATATGGCAATAGCCATAGAATATAATATAGATTATTAATGCACGGTGTTTTTGATTTTGTTATAAAGCCAGTTAGCGAAAGATATAACAACTCTAAAACAATTGATAACACAGAGTTAATATTAAATACCGATTTACAGGATCATAATTTTGTTTCAAGAGTAGGTATTGTAATGGGTTTGCCTATAAACAACCAAACAGGTATATGTTTAGGTGATGAGGTTATTGTGCATCATAACGTTTTTAGAAGATACAGGGATATTAGAGGTGTTGAAAAAAATAGCAGAAGCTATTATAAGGACGACTTATATTTTGTGAATGAGATGCAGATATATGCTTATAAGCATATAATTAAGTGGATACCATTATCGGGATATAACTTTGTTGCCCCTATAAAAGAAGACAAAATGTTTTCTATTGATTTTGAAAAACCTTTAAAAGGCATATTAAAATATAAAGATCCAGCTTTAAAAAGTCTAGAGCCTGGGGATGTAGTCGGTTTCCGACCTGGTATGGAATATGAGTTTATTATTGATAAACAAAAATTGTATCGCATACCAACCAATCAAATTACAATTAAATATGAATATCAAGGAAACGAAGAAGAATATAATCCAAGCTGGACATAAGGCGGTTGAGGAGTTAATTAAAGTAGCTAAAGAGGCTATTGTTGATTCAGGCGATGATATCTCAGCTGATAGATTAAAAAACGCTGCGGCTACAAAAAAGTTAGCTATATTTGACGCTTTTGAAATACTTAATAGAGTGCAAGAAGAAGAAAATCTTTTGCTAGAAATACCAAAAGAAGAGCCTTCTAAAAAAACTTTTAGCGGATTTGCTGAAAAAAGATCTAGATAATGTACGAGCAAAGCTTATATAGCGTAATAACGCCAATTAAGAAAAATACAATATCTAGGTTAAACAAATCTAAGAAATGGGAATACGGCTACAACAAAGAGCATGATATTGTTGTAATAAGCAAGACTGGACAAATAGGCGAAATATATAATATACAGAATTTAAAAATAGCTTTACCCAAAGAGCCAGCTAAAATAGATAAGTCGTATGATAAATGGACGGCAGAAGAATATCCTAAAGAATTAAAACGAATACAAAGCGTTTTTGATTGGCGAGATTATCCTGATGACTTCAAAGAAAAATGGGAACCATATATAGATGAACAATTTAAACGAAGAGACGAAGGCCATTGGTTTAATAATAAAGGCATGGCTACTTACATTACTGGTACTCACTTTATGTACCTGCAGCACTCCAAAATTGACGTTGGGAAGCCAGACTTTAGGGAAGCAAACAGATTATTCTTTATATTCTGGGAAGCTTGTAAAGCAGACTCACGAGCTTATGGAATGTGCTACCTTAAGAACCGTCGTTCAGGATTTTCATTTATGTCTTCAGCAGAGACCGTTAACTTGGCAACAATTACGTCAGATGCACGGTACGGTATCTTGTCT